CCTGCCCTGTGGTAGTTAATACCATCATTGACATTTTTTAGCATTGTTATTTTGCCCATATTGTTTTATTTTTTGAACAAATATAAAAGAAAATGGCACCCGAAAATCAGGTGCCATTATTCTATTTGGATTTTACAATTGACTAAACACCAATTGCAGCAATATCAGTAGAGAATGTACCACCAACAAAGGCCAATGGCGCATAGTTAGTTAATGCAATTCTTTCTGTTAAACGAACTGTTACAAATCCTTCACGCACGTTAATTCCATCCTCACGGAAAAATTCTAATGCAAGATTCTCACGCACCCACATTTGAGTTCCTAAAGCAAAGTTACCAACCAAATAAGTTCCGGCAGTAACAGCAGTATTAACTACTACAGGTACCCCTAAAAAACTTGGTGTTAAACCTTGATATACTTGATCTTTCAAGTACTCATTTGTAGTGGCTTTCAATAATAAGATTTTAGTAAAATCTGTTGGTGAAAGCATGATATAATCAGCTGTGTAATTAACCAAAGCTAATTGATTGATTGCAACTGTTAAAACATCAAATTGATTGGCAGCTGTAATAGTATCTGCGAATGAACCTGCTGCAAATGCTGTAGCAATTGAATTAATACCCTCAATGTTTTGACCTGATCCATTACCATAAAGCAATTGTGTATCCTCAACTGTCAATAATTTCTCTGGCGCGCGCGCTGATAAATATGATGTCAATTGTGCTGTATCAGCTAACATTTCCTCTGAAATACGGAAATAAGTACCAATTTTTCTTACGTTTGCATCCTCTGCTGTCAAATCGAAATCTGATTCTGGATATAATCCACCTTGTGCGATTGGCGCTGCACCATTATCATAAGCAGTTTCACGCACGAAACGTACTACCTCTGATTGTGTAGATCCCTGTGCTAACAATTGGCGCACATGGACTGCTCTTGTAGGATCAAACTTAATACCTGCAACATATTGAGCAGGAATAACCTCACCTGTAAAGTTGTTAGCTACAGTCATATCACCTGCTTTGATTTCAAATGCAGCTGAACGACTTTTGCCATTAATCATACCTTCTAAAGCACCTTTGCTGATTCCTTCTAACAAACCTTGCTTAAATGATTTCACTGTAGCGCCACTTGCTGTCTTTTTAGCAGCAATTTCCTGCGCATCAATGCGTGAATGAATTTCAGTGAATTTAGTTTCTAAATTTCTGATTTCACTTTTCAATAATTCATCAGCCTTTCCTGTTGCGCTTGCAACTGCTTGGCCTTCTGCTTTCTCAATTCTTGAGTCAATGGCTGAATTTAATTCATCCAATTGTTTTTTTATATCCTCTGACATAGTTTTATTTTTTTATACTTGTTTTTAAATAATTAAATATTTCGGAAATGTCCTCACTTTTATCTACCGGCAATGTGGCATCTGGTGCCGGCACTGTGGTAATGTCAATAAATAATGATTTCAATTTCATCAATTCACCTTCAATTGCGTATCCCAACTCATCAGATACATTTTCTTTTTTGATCATTTTAGCCAAAATATCAAATCGTTTTCCTAACAGATCCTGATCAATCATTCCCTTTGCATCTGTAATCATTGCTAATGGATTTGCTGCTAATGTAACGCATGAAATCTCATATAGCTTTACTTCTTTCAATTCACGCACCCCATCCTGTCTAAATGATTTTACTATTGGCATAATACCCACAGAGTTCTCATTGATCACCCCATTTTTCATCAATAACAAAATATCTTGGCCCATTCTTGTCATAGGTATTTCAGCGACAAAATATAAACCATTTCCATCCTCACGCAATTCTGTAAACTTTCCTAATGGCTGATCAATACGGTGCTGATTGCAATAACGCACTCTGGATCCGTTTTCGTTTAATGTCTTGGTGTATGCACCGGCTAAAATAATGTCATTGTCTGAATCGATATTATTAAACACTGATCCATAGCCTTTAACAATACCGTTTGATTCATCAATATCCTCTAATCCTATGGATGTTTGTTTGAAAATCATATCGTTTTACTTTTTCTCAAAATTAGTTTTTTATTGTATTCAAAATGCAGATGTAAATATTTTTATTCCATCTTTGGTTCACCTTGTTTAAATACTATAGTATTGTCCTGATTTGCTAATGGATCATCATGATTATTAGTTAATAATATTTCATTTGGAATTCCATCAGGAAACGCATCACATCCTATAGATATTAATTTATAATGTTTACATTTAAAACATATAAAATCATCATTATAATTTTCCATTATTTTTTAAAGTATTTATCGATTAGTTTACCTATTTCAATTGCATATTTAGATGGTTTAGATGATAATTTATATTCTGTAAACCCTTCGGCCATAAATTCATCAATATTTGCTGATGCATATTTTCCTAAATAATTTTTGTTAAAATCATCAATTTTATCATAATCAAGATAATTTATTATTTCATCATCATATCTTTTTTTAATTAATGATAAATCTGAATAAAATTGTTTTGTTATTTGAGCTAATTCATCAACATATAATGTATCTCGAGTAACTAAAATATGAGCAAATTCATGTGTTAATGTACTAATTTCCAAATTAGCCTCATCTACCACGCTAAATCCTTTTTTAACAATCTCATTTACATTATTTACTCTCGTTCTTGATAATATTGAATTAGTTTTATCACCAAAATTAATTTCATAAAGATTGCCATCTGCTGTTGTAACTTTACCTAAATAATTTTTCCCAGATTTATATTTTAACCTAACTTTATAATTAGTATTATAAATCTTATTTGTGTCATATTCATTTATTAATGAATTTAATTGACTGTTTAATTTATTAATCTTTTTAACACCAAATGATTTACTTAATTCAATTTCTTTAATATTTATTCCACCTTTTTCAAATATTTTAATAGCGATTTCTTTAGCTTCATCAATTGTTTTTGCTATATAATTTTCTTGAATTTGTTGTGCCTCCACTGCAATTGTTGTGGCAACCTCCGGTGTAATTAATGCCTCTGTAATTGCGCTTTGTACCTGTGCTTGTGCAACTCCAAATCCAATGTCTGTAATGTTTTCCCCTGTAGTCTGGGCATTAGGTTTCGGAAATACACTAACACCACATCTGCAATTGATTACATTGCTTGCTGATCCTGCCGGATCCCCTGCCCATTTAAGGAATTGACCTTGCACAGAAAATTTACCGGCATTAGGTACCGTTTGCCCATTGGCTGCGCCATGGCTTGCCCTCTCTCTGCCATCTATTGATGTGTGCCATGTTTTCATTAGATCCCTGCCATCAAATACACTTTGCGCACTTACAATGGTGGCATAATTAGCAGCATTTGTGGCCTCTGTCCTTACTAATCGCTTTGCTTGATATGTAGAATACCTATTAAATTGCGTTTTAAGCATTTTAGCTTTAACCTTTTCCCCCTGATTCATGAATGCAGGATCAGACATTAGCTTTTGAGTAACAGAAATTAATGTGTTTTTAGCTGTGCCACTGACTAATGTAACCCTTTGCGCCCCTACTTGTTGCCCTACAAATGCAAATGATTTGGCCCAAATAGACATTAAATTATCTAAATCGCTTGCCTTATTTAGTAATTTATCAACATTCTTGTAATACCATAAAGCAAAATGTAAACCAATTTTACTGTACATTTCTGTGTACATATTGATCAAATCATTTTCCTTAAAAAATACTGATACATCTGTGGCCGATAATGCACCCTGTTTGATAAACATGGCCGATGCCTGATCGTATTGATCATTATAAAACTTATAAAAATCTTTTACTGATGATCTTTCTGCCTTGGTTAATTGCTCACTAAATTTAGCTGTGTAATTTTCTTTGGCTGCCTTGATTTCCTTTTCTTGCGAAAAAAGAGAATTGCAAACAGCTATGCGCTGATCTTGTGTAGCAAAATCATTCACCACATTTGGATCAATTACACATCTGCCAATGAAATCATTTAGATCCTCATTTACTCTCGGTGATGGTAATGGCATATTATTTTAGATCATAATCAATGTCTAATGCCTTTGGATTCTCCAACGCATCTATACTAACATTCTGTGGCGCTAATGATGTTGGGATAAAATAATCATTCATGTAGGCATTTACTTCATCTTTGCCATAGTTCATAGCATCCCTTTTTTCATTTGGTGTAATCCACCATGCTGATGATAACTGTGATACCAACTTATCCACTTCCTCTTGCATCTCACTGATCATAGTGAAATCAAAATCTAAATACAGATTGGCACCAAATTGTGGCACTAACCACCGATTTAATTCATCCCTAATTTTAATTAGTTCTGGAATTACAGCATTTTGGTACATGGCTTTTTTCGCCTCCTTCATATTGTTGTATGTAGATGAATCCGTATTATTAAGCAATTGCACCGGAATATTGTAAATGTTACATAAATCTTTTACTGTGCCATTGTATTGCTCTATTAGGCTTAAATCTGCTGCACTTAATCCGAAATTTACCCATGATAAATCCTTTGATGATACAATCACATCACCGGCATTATTTGTGCCTTGATATTGTTTTCTAAAATTGTCTTTTAGCGCCTGTGCTTGCACTTGGTTTATGGTTCCTTCCTTATCAATTAGCATTCCCCTTGATGTCTGATTTTGCAGGTATTTTACACCTGTTGTTACAGCTTCATTGTTTGCCGTTAATACCCGTAAACCTGCACGCAAAGGTGATTGTCCATATAGATTAGATCCTGCGCTGTTGTAATCAGGATTAAAATCTTTAATGTGGCAAATGTCCTCTGGATCAATTTCCTGTGTGGCATTGTATCGGATCCTGTATCCACTGATTGGATCTAAAACCCCTTGTGAAACGATTTCCACCAATTGGCTTGGCAAAACATACAGCTGACCAAATTTACCTTGGTTTGGGCCACTTGTTGGCTTAATACCATAAATGTATCTGTTGCCGGTTAGCTTACCAAATGCAATCAATTCCTGTAAAAATGTACTAAATGATTGCTCCGGATTTGGCCTATTTAATAATGCTTCTAATGGACTATCTGTGATCTGTGTAAATGCTCTTTTGCGTAAAACATTGGCTTTATACATTGCCCCACCATCCATGATGCCAGATGTCATGGCTTTATATTGCTTGGCTGTACCTTTGTCATTTACTTCATAGATCTGAAAAGGTATTGTGGTAGCTGCCTTGGTGATCAGGTTAATAATAGAATAAACGGTGGCATTTCTTTGGTATCCATTAACGATAAATGATTGATCGTTTTCCTCTTGCATGATAATGCTTGTGCCTAACCATTGGTACAATAATTTATTATATGCCGGATCTGTTCCCCCTAAAGCCTTGATGATTGATTGTCTAAATGTATCTACTATGCCTGCCATGTTATCGCTTTTTTTTGTCAAAAATAATCAATTAAATTACAAAAAAATCATTCCTATTTTTATACTTTGAATAAACACCATACCTGATCGCATCCATTAAATGGTTTTGTTTGTCAATGGGTTTATTGATAATGGTTCCATCTTTAAGCTGTTCCCAAAAATAGAATTGAAATTCATTATGTAAATTCTTACTTTCAAAGCTATAATAAACCTCAAATTCCTTTAGTAAACTGATTCCTGCGTTTATAGATCCTGTGCCTTTTATGGCCCCTTTGGCTAAAATATCCATTTGCCGTAATTCTTCAATTGATTTTGGTTCTGCTGAATCGCAATAAAATAGATCCTGATCATAACCATTGGATTTAATAAACTCTGCAATATCCCTGTTTGTCATTCCCTTTTTATAACAAACTTCATGCAGATATAACCGATCTTTAACCTTGGCTATCTGCACAATGGCTGTAGGATCCTGTGCATATCCAAAATCCAATCCATAAAATATTTCATCAAATTCCGGAAAATTATCTTTTGGAATCTGTTTCCATTTAGGAAATATCTGTCTTTCGGAAAATACTGCCCTTTTACCCTCGCCATAAACTCGCCAATAATCCGGATCCCTTTCCTTCAATCTTTCAATTTCTGCTACCAATTCAGCAGGTAGAAATTTATTATCTTGATATGTAGTAATCCATGTTTCACAATCCTCACGATCAATTACCTCATCATAGATCCAATGTATAGGATCTGATGGGTTAAAATCTATGATCATTTCATCCTCGGTTCTCATTAATAACTGCCTGTAATCCTCATAATCTAATTCATTTCCCTCATTGATGTAACAGATATTACGTTTCCGGCCCCTGATTTTTTGTGGTTCATCTACTGATAAAAATTCAACGGTATGATGGCCGTATGTGTATGTGTTTTCTGATTTGTTGTGATTGCCTAAAAATAAGATTCCTAACTTATCAAGAATTTCCATAAAATCCCTTTGCACTGATCCTTTGATGGCCGGCAATGTCTTGCGCACAATACTTATCACCAATGGTTTTTTAGTGCTTGTTAGCTTGTAGATTAGGTATTGACATATCGCATAGGTTTTACCGGATCTGGTGCCACCTTGATGTACCTTAATTCTTGCCTTGCTGTTTAATGTTTGGTAAAATTGTACATTGCATTCCTGTACTACTCGTTTTCGATCTTTGCCGGTGTCCATTCTATTATTGATGATTCTACACCTGTTTCGTGTTTGATTTCTGTTCTCTCCACATATCCTCTGCCCTTACCTTTTGTTTTTAAATGGAATATGATAGCCACTATGTTTTCTTTCATGATCTGGCTGTGCAATTTGCTTTCGGATAGATCTAATGCAATATCATTTATATCCTCTACCTGTTGTTTATAAACCGGATCTGTATTCATCCATAGGTAATGTGTGGTGCGTTCGATGCCGACCAACTTTGCAGCTGTGGTAACAATCCCCAACGATTTTTCCAATGCTTGGATCATTCGCTTTTTATTCCCTGCTGTTGCTTTTGGCCTCCTCATTTGCTTAATCTTACATTATAACCCTTTTCAATCAATTCTTGATATGCTTTTTGCCTTGATTCTTCATCGTTAAATGTCAACTCAACTAAAAACAATTCCACCGGTAATTCCTCTGGCTCTGGTTCTAATGTCGGTTCAAATACCGGTACATCTAACCCCCAATCATTTAACAGGTGTTCATCCCATTGGTTAGCCAATATGTCCCAATCCCATTCGCCATAACCGACATTATCCTTAATTATAAATTCTTTTTGCTGATCAGCTGTTAGCATAGATGCTTTAATAACCGGCACCCTTTTTAATCCGGCTTCAATGCAGGCTTTTAATCGCATATTTCCACCCAATACAATCATATAATCATCTACAACGATGGGCCGTAGTGCTAACATTTCGGGAAAATCCTTTATAGATTTAACCAATTTAGCAAATTTGGTATCCTTAATAATCCTTGGATTAGATGGATTAGGAATAATTAGCTTAATGTTTACTTCCTCAATCATTATTTATTCTTTTCATCTATGATCATGTAAATCATAAATATTATAAATGCAAGTATTATGCTACCAAAAAAAATAGCTTCAATAATTAACTGATCCATCAATGATCAAAACCAATTACAAACTCCCACATGATCCATGAAAATATAATTACATCATTTCTGTTCTTTTTAGGCAGATTAATGCGAATTGATGGCAAAACTTCTATAGTGTGCCTTGTTGTTTTAACTCCGAAATATGTCATAATTTATTATTTATGTGTCTTTTTAAATACCAAATTGCTTTTTCTAAATCCTCTCTTTCATTACCTTTTTTGCCTGATCTTAAAATGTATTTAATGGCATTACCGGTATGAAAAGATAAATTAAACTGTTCTATTATATCTATTGGCTGTGGCCCTGTTATAGTCTGATAATGTGGTGGTTTATTCACCATATCTGGCTGATCATTGTAATTCATATTATATTGTTTAGGTTAATAAGTGCTTTTGTACCTGCTGTTATTCCTCACCCAACAGCCATACAAATGTAAAAACTATTTCCATAGGTTTGACATAGGTTTCTCCCAACAATCTACACCGTATGATTTTAGCAAAATATTTATCTGGGTATTTAGTGAATCTTTATGGATTTTGTCCATTGTATCCATTTCCATTCCTAAAATAAAAAAAGATTCCATGGCAGTACAGGCATTTTGGAATGTGTCCAATGCGTTTAATAATTCATCACCGGATTTTTCCGGTGGGAATAATGTTTTGTTGGCCTTTTCTAATTCCTTAATCAGATGGTTTGTAGCTGATTTAACAGACTGTTTGTTGGCCGGATGTCCAATCCATCCAACATCAATAAAATCAAGCAAATTTTGGCATAATGCAAAATAGGTCAATTGTCTAATTTTGTTTTTCTTTTTGTCGTAACTCATTAATTAGGTTTTTAAATTTTTGTAATCTTATAAATGCCATTTTCCGATCCTGTGGACAATGGCTGTTTAAACGATCCATGGTAACTGCCACAAATATTCTTGAATTGGTAATCATTTCCCAACCTGTTAGCTGAATATCTATAGATTCATTGGATAATAAATATTGATGGCCCCAATCCCATGCAGCTTGATAATTAGGTTTCATCTTAATATTTGTTCCTGTAGCTTACCATCAATGTATCCAGATCTGTATCCGGCTTGATACAGATCAATAATTGGATCTGATTTGTAAATCCTTAACACATCAATTAGATCATCCAATGATCTAACTATTTTGTAGCAATAACCATGGTGTTCTACCATTGATTGAAATTTCTTTTGGTTTGGCTGTTGCTTACCATCGGCAAACTTAACTTCAATGAACAGGCCATGGTGTGTATTATTAGCCAACACAATAAATAGATCAGCTGCGCCGGCTTTTAATCCTTCGGCCTTTAATGCGTTTCCTACCCTTGGGTGTCTTAATCCACCATTTGGAATGCTAAAAAAGTCATAGCCATTCCAATCAAGATACTGACATAGGATTACTTGCAGGTGATGTTCTTCTTTTTTCATGTTGATTATGGTTTATGCTTATCCATGAAATTAATAAATCCTGCATGATCATAGATTTCACTATCTACAATTTTTTTTTTAGCCATTGGAATTTCTATGGCGCTAATCACAGCTGTTAATATTATTATAAACGCAGTGATCAAAACAACAAAAAACGGATGTATGATCTTATTCATATTGCCATATAAATTAAAAGTATTGTAATGGCCAACATAGACCAAAAATTAATTTCAGCGCTTAAATCTGCTGATGATATTTTTTTACCTTGATTTTCCATAATTTGTTTATTTACCTTTGTTTAAAATATAAGGGTAATTTTTACCCTTATTTTGTTACCTAATTAGTTAACTTTTACCATCATTATGTGTCAATTGTGCTATTAATGATGGAATTATCCGACATATAACATTAATTATATTTAAAGTTATGCGTTTAATTTGTCAATTATATTTAAAGTTATGCGTTTAATTTAAACCTATCTGCTTTTGATTTTGTTGTCATTGTCTTATTGGTTTAAATTGTTCTGGCTATTCGGATTTTCCGAATTACCACTTTGTTTAATAATTAACCTACCATGCTTGGTATATTTACCCTTTTCCATATTGTCAATATAAATATCCTCATGCGTTATGATTCCAAAATCTCTATTTGGTTTGAAATTTACTGCTTTTACCTGTTCATTTTTTGGATATAAAAAATAAATAATGCCTGTAATGGCAATAATGCTGATAACTTTTTTCATTGATTAGGTTTTAAGTTTAAAATAATTGACCATTTTGATCAAATCTGACATCCATATTAACCATGGATTGGATAAATTCTTTATAATATGCGCTTTTATATGTCGCATCAAGTTCTATATCGCTTAAAGATGATACATAATTTTTTAATTTTATTCGATTTTTATCCGATTCTGGACATTCATACAATCCAAATTTTACCAAATAATCATAAAGCTGATATAATCCACCGGCAATCCATTTAAAATCTTTGCCCATTTTGACCATTAGATCTGCATGATCATTAGCATTATTAATGGCCATCATTTTTAATTCATCATCTGATGGTACCGGTTTAATAGTTTCCATTTTTGGCAACTTTGCAAGTTCTGCCAATTCAAACTGTTTGCGTTCTATGTATTTCCGAATCCATTGCACAAAATTGGATGAATTAAAAAATACCTGCTGATCTTTATTTAAAAATTCACCGTTCAACCCCATTTTTAAACCGATCATAATTTCATCTTTTGTTAGATTTCCGAACAATTCCAGATCATCAGTTAAAATTACTATTTGCGCCATGTCCTCATTTTGATTCTCTGATCTTAATGATAATTTCATTTTTGCAATGGCCCAGATCTGTGTGGCTAAATCTGTTTTTTCACTTGG